GTCGGGTTGCGATGGCGAGTCCGTTGAATGTGCACCAGCCTTCGCCGTGGGTGGTTCGGGCGTGGTGGAGTCCGGATGAGAGGCTTCCGGCGATTTTGTTGTTGGTGGTGAGGACGTTGTCTACTGCTGCGACGAGGCCGGTGGCGTGGGCGAGGGCGGTGGTGTAGATGCCGGTGTCCCATGTGAAGCCTTGTGATTCGGCTAGGTCGGTGGGGGTGCCGGTTTTGATGGCTTTGATGTAGTTTTTGTCGTGGGTGGCGTTGAGGATGGTTTTGGTGTGGGGGGTTTTGTTTGTGGGGTCGGTGATGGTGATGGTGGGGTGGTTGTGTAGGGATGCGGCGATGTGGGCGGATTTGCGTGTGGTGTCGAATGCGTATCCGGTGGCGTTGTAGTTTTTGTTGTAGTAGATGGTGTGGGTCATGGTGTGTCCTTTGTTGTAGTAGTTGTTGGGTTTATTTTAGGTCATTTTGTTGTTTTTGTCAATTTTGGTTGTGGTTTGCGGTCTTGGGTGTGTCCGCAGGAGCGGCAGATGTAGTAGGTGCCGAGGTTGTCTTTGCGGCGTGCGAATCGGTGGGTGTGGCGTGGTTTTTGCATTGTTTTTGTTCCTGTTGGTGTGTATTGAAAATGTAGTATTTGGTTGGGGTTGTGTTTAGGTCGGGGTCTAAAGTTTTAAATTTATCTGGTTTGGGTGGGTGTTGTCAAATTGGGGTTTGCTGGTTTTGTTAGTGCTGAGATTGGGACGTTCCATACTGGGATGGTTGCTTTCCAGTTGTTGCGTGTGTCTGTGTCGTTTGGTGTCCACAGTGTTGCTTGCTGATGGAAGGCGTCGTGTGGGAGCGAGCCGAGTATCCATGCTTTGGTGAAGCGGTTGATGCCTTGAGTGCCGTTTGAGAGTAGTGATACGAATAGGTAGTAGTCGGGTGTTTGTATGCCGTTTAGGTATTGGGGTACTGAGCATTCGTAGTGCGGTTTGGGTTTGACGGTGCGTTCTTTTGTTTTGATGTCGATGGTTCGACCGTTGACGATGATGTCGTGGTTGATTTGTTGGGCGTCTTCGATGGTGACTGGAAGTTGTGACAGGTATTCAAGGGCGACAATTTCGCCTAGTGCTCCGACTTCGTTTGCGGCAGTTCCCCTCATGGACTTTTTGTAGGTTGGCCATGAGGCCATTCGCCGCAATGCACGCCCGTGTAGGCCGGTTAGATTTATCTCTAGTGGGTGTGTTGTGCGATGCACCATCACCGAACTCCTTCAAACAAGTACAAGTAACAAGACACTAACTAGACGCCCCAAGCAAGGCCGCCGACAAAAATTTTTTGGGGTCAATCGTGCTTATGACTCAAAAAATCAATATACGCCTCAATTGACGGCCACACCTCATCCATCACCGTCCGCACAATGCACGTACCGCAATGAAAACGCTCCTCGTAAGCCAAATCGATATCCTCGTCATCTTCCTCCTGCACATCAACCAAATCCAAAATGGCCGCCGCCCGCTGCACCGCCGAATCAATACTTGCGATGTAATCAGACTCCCGCCGCAACTGGGGCCTCATCGCCGCAACCCCTTCGCCGCAATCACAAACAACACAACAAACAAAATCCCAACAAGCAAAGTTTCAACTTCCCCTGACACGGAAATCACCTTCCTTCAGTTGTGCGCCTGCGACGGAGTGTACTCCACGTCATTTCTTATAGTCAATCAGTCGATTCGGCACTTGCGTTCCCGTGGAAACGATGTATGGTTGCGCTCGTGGAGTATGAAGGCGGGCACGAAGAACGAATTTTGGGCGGGGATGCACGCATCCTTCGTGCCAATCGTTCCGCCTGTCCTGTCTGCGGCGATCCAAATGGTGACTGCACGGGCGAATCCGATCCACCTAGAAGAGTTTTTGGAACAGACCTTTTCCCGTCCCTTGGCCACGAGGAAACCTATGTGGTCCCCGAGGACGTGTGGAAAGAAGTTCAAATTTCTCAGTTCACCACCACGCGGGTTCTTGTGGCGGCAAAAGGGACAGCCATGCTGGTCTCGAAAGCCAAAGAGTTAGGTCTTTTGTAGACCATTTTCATATTTGTTTGTCCTGTACTTTATAAGTCCCACCAAAATCATCTAAGGAGTATTCCAAATGTTGTCGCAAGAATTCGTTGACGCCTACAAGGACAAGCAAGCACCTTGGGGGTTTGGTGGGTTGGGCGAAATCGTTTACTTGCGCACCTATTCCAGAAAAGTTGACGGCACCGATCGAAACGAAACATGGCCGGAAACCCTTCAGCGAGTCATCAACGGCGCAATCGAAATCGGCACCCCATACACCGACGCCGACGCCGAAAAACTTTTTGACCACATGTTCAACCTCCGCTGCTCATTCAGTGGGCGCGCCCTGTGGCAACTGGGGACCCCGCTCGTGCAGGCCTTCAACGCAGCGTCCCTAAACAACTGCTACTTCGTAAACATCGAATCCGTAGAAGATCTTGAATTTCTTTTCGACCACCTAATGCTCGGCGGAGGCGTCGGCTTTTCCGTGGAGCGATCAAAGATTCACGAATTCCCCAAGGTTCGCTCAGGTGTCACCATTAGTCACGAACGCACCAATGACGCCGACATCATCGTTCCCGACAGTCGGGAAGGCTGGAAGCGCATCCTGCACGCTGTCCTCAAGTCCTACTTCTACACCGGCAAGTCCTTCAGTTATTCAACAATCCTCATTCGTGAGTTCGGGGCACCACTGAAGACGTTTGGTGGCACCGCTTCAGGTCCGGGCGCACTGATCGAAGGCATTGCAGACATTTGCAAGGTGATGGAAAACCGGGCTGGCAAGAAATTGCGAAGCGTCGACGTTCTTGACATCGCCAACATCATTGGACGCATTGTTGTTTCGGGCTCAAGCCGCCGTTCGGCTCAGATCGCTATTGGTGACCCCGACGACGTCCTTTTCCTGCGAGCCAAAAACTGGGGTACTGGGACAATTCCCGGTTGGCGGGCAAACTCCAACAACTCCATTTATGCCGACGGATACGACGAAATTATGTCGGAACTATGGAAAGGCTACGACGGATCCGGTGAGCCGTACGGGCTACTTAACCGCAAGTTGGCTCGAACCGTTGGCCGCTTAGGAGAAAAGAAGCCTGATGCAAGCATCGAGGGTTTCAATCCTTGCGCCGAAATTGGTTTGGCCGATGGTGAGTCCTGCAACCTTGCAACCATTTTCCTTCCGAACGTGGAATCACAAACCCAATTCAACGAAATCGCCCGGCTGCTTTACCTATGCCAAAAGACAATTACCGGCCTTCGGTACCCATACCCGAAGACGAATCGCATCGTCTCTAAAAACCGTCGACTTGGACAGTCCGTAACTGGCGTTTTGCAATCCACGGAGGAACAGTTGTCATGGCTTCCGAAGGGCTACAACTACCTGCGTGACTTCGACGTCAAGTATTCGGCCAAGCACAACATTCCAACCAGCGTGAGGCTCACCACCGTGCAGCCTTCCGGAACACTGTCACTTCTGCCCGGAGTAACTCCCGGTGTTCATCCCGCTTACGCCCGGTACTACATTCGACGTGTTCGCTTTGGTGCTGCCGACCCGTTGGTGGACGCTTGCCGCAAGCGTGGTTACAAGGTTGTGCCAGACATCGGTTTGGACGGTCGTGAAGACCACACCAAGTGGGTTGTGGAATTTCCTGCCGAGTCTCCCGAGGGGGCTGTGCTTGCCGCCGACATGACTGCTGTGGAGCAGTTGGAATGGGTGAAGCGCATGCAAACCGATTGGGCGGACAACGCTGTAAGCGTGACGGTTTACTACCGAGTAGAGGAGTTGGCCGAAATCAAGGAATGGTTGAAGAGCAACTACGACAACTCGGTAAAGAGCGTGTCATTCCTTTTGCACAGCGACCACAACTTTCTTCTTGCCCCTTACGAAGAAATTGATGAGTCGACTTACCATTCAATGGTTTCGAAAATTAATTTTGCTGTTCCATTGGGCAGCACCGTCGATGACAACATGTTGGACGACCCTTCCTGCGCCACTGGTGCCTGTCCTGTCAGGTAACGGTTTCAGCAAGGGGCTTGACGTAGGATTAAATCATGAATCTTTCTGAATTGACAGTTCCGTATAACCCAAACGGTGCCATTGACTGGAATGACACCGGAGTTGTCCTGCTGGAAAAATTTATGCCAGAAGATTTGATGGCCGCCTATGAAGACTGTTGGATTCGGTCAAATGCCAAGGGCGATCGGTCAAATTTTGAAATGATCCGTCCAATGGGATGGGATTACTGCACCCCTTACCGGGATGAACCCGAACTTCTTGAGATTCTTTCCTACGGTCCACTGCATCAAGAAATGGAAAAACTGGTAACGGAACCAGTTGGGGTGCACCTCAACCTTACGGGTTGGAACTCCACAACCCGAAACTGGCATCAAGACTCGTACCTAAACCCTTCGCACGTTGGCGATTATTATGTGGCGATGTGGCTCGCATTGGACACCATCCACCCCGATTCCGGCCCATTCCAATATGTTGAAGGTTCTCACCAGTGGCCTCAGGTAACTCGTGAAAAGATTCTTAATGCCTTGAATCCGGAAGAGCGGGATCACCAATGGCCAACTTTTTCCGAGCGGTTACTAACCCCACTTTTCGAAAAAGAAATTGAAACTCGGGATGCCGAGGTCACGACACATCTTCCCGAGCGTGGCGATGTACTGCTGTGGCATGGACGTCTTTTGCATCGTGGGTCAACTCCCAAAGTCCCCGGTATGGAGCGTCGTTCATTGATAGCCCATTTTTCCGGGATCAATCACCGTCAAGATATGCCCGCTGCCGTTAAACACGGTGGAGGCTGGTACTTCCCCGTTGAGGACACAAGTCGCTCATTAAAGCAAAACGATCGGACGTTTAAGTCATGATGCTGCTAAACGCAGGATGCGGAACCCATTACGCCAAAGGGTGGGTAAACACTGACGTATGGGAAAGTGACACAACTAAGCCCGACTTCAGGGTTGAGCCCGGGGCACCGTACCCATTCGACGACAATACTTTTGACGCAATTTTTATGGGTCACGTTTTGGAACACATCGACTGGTTCGAAGTTCCCAACTTCCTAAACGACATGTCACGCATAGCAAAGCCGTCTGCCCCAATGATGGTTATCGGCCCAGACGTTTACAAAACTATTCAACGGTGGAGTCAAGGAAATGAG